ACCTGGAACGATGCTCAGCTCGTTAATTATGCCAGTGTTCTATCCCTGGCAGCTTGTTGGTGGGGAACAGGCAATATCGTGGTCTGTTTTGCCGCGAAGTCCACCGAAGTCAACGGCATTGTCCTGGATTCATCAACCCAGGCCACCAGCCAGCACACCGACACCTTCAACCCACCCCATACCTTGATCTATACCCGCGGCATCGGAGCCACCTATGACGCAGCCAACGACCTGTGCCAGGTAGTGTTTGCGGCGAAGGAAAATGGCGCCCCGTCTTACCACCACTACGACCTGTTCAGGACGGAGTTCAGCAACGCCTACGCATGGCTGGCGATTGAGAGCTTTATCAGCAACCCCGACGGAGAGCTTATGACCCACGAGTACCCCGACTGTCATTTACCCGCCAGCCCGCAGAGCTACGAGACGACCAGGATCACCGCAGTGGAGAAGTACGGAATGGGTGCTATGGCTTATAACCAGCACGTAGCCTGTCACCTGGTAAAGGGAGAGGCATGGGCCAGCACCACCTTCACCGACCTCAGGCCGCTAACCCCGCATGACAGCCTGTATGGCCTACGAATGGCCTCCACTCCGACGCATTGGTGGCTGGAGAAGCCTAACGATGTCTGGCGAGCTCCCAGGGTAGCAGAAGCAGCCCTCGACCTGAGCCCCCGCATCATTTCCTTGACTGCCAACTGCCAACTGTTAGCCGGTGGACTGATTATCGAGCTAGACAACCACGACGGCTATTTCGCCAGCCCAGGCACCGGAGCCCTTGTTTCGCTTCGCTTCCGCAGCGAAGTAGTCCTTAAGCTGGGCTACAAGACCACGGCAGGAGATGAGTCGTCGGAGGCAGGGACCTACTGGATAGACGCCTGGGAATATCGCTCAGCCTATCCCAATATGTCAACGTTTGTTCTCACTTGCATTGACGGATCAGGCCTGGCCGATAAGTGGACAGCCCGCTATCAGATGAGGTGGAACCAGGGCGTAGCATCCAAGACTGTGTGGCAGATACTACATCAAATCCTGGCACGCTTCGGCATCAGGCTCACCAACGACCCAGCCAAGCCGCAGAGCACTGCCATTACCAACTTCTATCCCGACTTCACCATTGAGTCAGGTACAGGCGGAGATGCAGCTATCAGGAGGCTCTTATCGTTCGTGGAGGATAAGCTGGTATTCAGAGGGCAGGAAGCCTTCACCAAAGACGTCCTCAATTTCGAGGCCAGCTCTTACGCCTACGGCACAGACCACGTCATCTTACAAGGCAATTACAGCGATGAGGTAACCGCAAGCTGGGTGAGGGCTATCGGTCGCGACGCAGGAGGAACCCGCCTCGTCAACCGTGCCCTGGATTGGAACTTGCTAGACCTGGCCGTTGATATCCTTGAGCAGGACTATGACCCTAACTTAGACACGTTAGCCGACGTCCAGGAGAGAGCCGACGCTATCCTGAGAACCCAATCCCTGCGAGCCAGGCGGGGACAGGTAACCATTCCAACCAACGTGGGGCAGGAGCTGCTCGACGTTGTTACTCTTACAGACGTTCGAGTCGGCCTGGCGGGCGAGAGATACCGGGTCGAGGCTATCGAGACGGATTACAGCCGACGCCTGGGCAGGTATGAGCAGAACTTACTTATAGGGGCGCCCTAAGTGATTCGTTTCCCGAAAAAAAGCATGGTTACGAAACCGCCCCAGATTTATGGTAGACATTAAATGAAACTTCAGCCGCACTACTTTTGCCCCCAGGGCGTCAAGAGCCGAAAGCGGAAGGGGCAGCCGTCCGTCCGTAAGGGAGACGTCAAGGCTTGCTATGTTCGCATCAAGAGGCGGTGGGTGAGAGTCGGGACGATTTGCCTCAACTGCCGAGAATTCGTTGCCGAAATATGACAGAACCTGGCCTTTTCTTCTTATAGTGAAAGAGGAGGTAAGGAGTCCCAAAAGGAAATAGGGGGAGTCAAACAAGACAAGACAGAAAGACAAGACTAGGAAGGAAGGAGAGAGAACGACAATAGACAAGACAAGACAAGACAAGACAACGAGAGGAGGAGACAGTGGCCATAGGCAAGACGATAAGAGCAAGGACAGTAAGAAGGATAGAGGACAGGAGGGCGAGGGTAAGGATAAGGAAGATAAGGATAGAGATACCAGCGTTACCACCCAGGGAAGCATCACCTAACTGGAGAGGCCACTGGACAGCCAGGTATAGAGGGATGAGGGACTACAAGACACTGGTGGCTATAAGGGCAAGGCAGGCAATGAGAGCCAACCCCACCACCCAACCACTCCCCGCAGCCCGTATAGATACAACCCTGGTAGTGAGGGATAACAGATACATTATGGACGGAGACAATGCCATAGCGTCATTGAAGGCAGGCATAGACGGATTGGTAGAGGCAGGCATATTGCAGGACGACAAGGATATCCGGGTAAGCCCAGTGTTCTACGACGTCGACAAGACCAGAGCACCGATGACCATATTCCACGTAGTCCCAATAAGAAAGGAGAAGCCAATTGATGGCCAATACCCTAATAGCCAGCATGGGCAAAGTTGAGCTCAATCTACTGATAGAGAAGCCAGAGGCTAGGATATGACAAAGAAAGACAGTCCTAGCCACCCATCCAGGCCAACACCCCCACCCCCACGTCTCCGACCCCTCTGGATGAGCAGGCCATTGCCAGGGATGAACAGCCCATGAACCCCAACCGTTTCAAAGCCCTATACCAGGGGGACGAGGTATATTTTATAAAGGACGAGACCTACAGAAACGGTATCCCCCTCGACGCCATCGTTTACACGCTCACCGAGGCGCAAATACTAGCCAAGCGGTCAGACTGGACAAGGAAGATGGTCCATGAGGCCAAGAAGCTGGCAGGGGCGAAGGTAGTCCCACAGCCAGGCTTGCCCCTTGAGCAGGGATAACCCCACCCATCCGTCCCATCCGTCCCCCTGAATACGTCATTTCCGTACCTGGGGGGACACTTGGGACACTTGGGACGGATAGTCGCACTCTGTCATGCCCGCACCAACCACCCCACCGCACGGCCTTCGCTCAGATTGCGCCAGCCGTAGCTGGCGGGTTCGCTCTCGGCCGTCCAGCCTTGCCCCGCGTCTCGCCAGGGTTTCCTCGGCAGCCCTCACCACCTAAAAGCGGAGCCACCCGACTTCGCTCCTTGCTCCGCTCAGCTCCCCGCTCGGCTGCCGTATCCCTTGGCTCGGTCATCGCTTCGGCGGGGCTGCGGCTGGGTTTATGCCGCCTTCGCAAGGAAGGGTATTTCACCATTTTAAGGCCAGGTCGCCGAAAGACTAAAGACTTTCGCATCTCCCCACCCAAACAGCCTTCACCCGCGTTTTCGCAACAGTTGCGCAACAGTGTTACGTTGTTACGTTTTCTAAGAAGGCTCACGGCCAAGCACTATCAACGCCTGGCACGTTCGCAGGTTGCACGGACAGGGGACGGCAACACAAGGCAAAGAGGATAACGGGGATTGCCAGCGTTGCCGTCCCGGATAGGCTTAACGCAGCTCAGGTCGCAAAAACCTTTTATAAGGCCGCGCAATGGCTTCCGCCAGCCTTGCGCGGCCTTGATTAAACTTTTGTCGCCTAACGGCGATACCCTCGCCCTTGAGTGATGCTTCGCTCTTGCCGGGCTCGGCAAAAGCAAGGCTTTTTGCTCTGGCGGTATTTAGGCATGATGCGGGCATAGCAGGGTAATGAGGATGCCCGCTCATTGCCACATGACCTACGTTCACTTCCGCTTGCTACGCAGTAGTCAGCTCAGGTTAGCACGGAGGGCACGAAGGGCGTTTGCCGATAGTCTGACCGCTTCGGCAACGCCGTTAGCAGGGGGACATCAAGCAAAGCTCCAGCCCAATTCGAAGCCCTACTGCCCGACGCCACAGGGAAAACCGCTCGCTATCGTCCTGCTTCGAACACAAGGTAATAGGGGCTTGCAGCACAGCGAGCTTCACAGCCTAAAAATGAGGAACGATTAGGGTTTGTAGCCTGTGATCTCCCTGGCTCACCACCACCTTTCTCATTCGGCTTCCGTGGCTTCCGCAGGCTTCGCAGGTAACTTCGTTATCGCTTCGGGTCGCCCCGTACGTACTCTCTCCAGGGAGGAGGACATCAAGGCCTTTTGGGCAGGAGGGCATCAAGGGCACTACCCATTCAATACATCGAACCCGTGTGTCTCCACCTGTGCCGGTAAAACGAAATTTTAAGCATAAGGAAAAGCCAACGTCCCCAGCCCGTGGGACATTCTGTCTTTTCCGCTCGTTCTGCTTCGCAAACGGCCGAAGGGTAATAGGGATCGGCCGTTCCTTCTCTTCGTTACGGCCGCAAACGGTGCAAAGCACGAGCGGACAGAACAAGGGGGTTACGGGCTGGGGAAAAGTCCCCAGTAAATAAAAGGAAAGGAGTGCAGCGAATGAGAGCGAGGAGGAGACAGGCCTGGTATAGGCGGCAGTGGTGCAGAGCAGCCCCGTTGTTGCAGCAGCAGGCGGAGCATCGGTTCAGGCGGCAGCAGCAGCGGCTTGCGGTCGGTCAAGCCATTGAGGCGAACATCCTGGAAGCAGCGGGGAGCTTCAAGCAGTTCCAGCGTCAGTTAGTCCTGGATAACTTCAGGAAGGCGAGGCATTGAAAGGAAGGAAGGTATTGAAATGATGGAGAAGACAGTTTGGTTGAAGCTAGGAGACGACGTCGAGTATTGCCCGTATTGCCACAGTGCCAATGTCAGGCAGACAGAAGTTCCCAGCGTTTGGGGCTGTGATAACTGCGACAGAGTCTTTATCGTGAGGCATCGCAAGCCAGCACCCAAGCCACAATCTAAAGGATTGAGCCCAGAGCAAGTTCAGGTATTGCGTCAGGAATTACTAGCGAAAGGGGGTTGCTAATGCAGTATGTGATACAGAGAGACAGGACAGAGCAGGTTGTCGTCAGGGTCGAGCACGGCGAGGTTAAGTTATTCCAGCGAATTTCTAACCTGCTCCGTCCTAACTCCATCTTTCTCACCAAGGAGGAAGCCGTCATCGTAGCCGAAATAATCTTAAAGGAGGCGTCGTAATGCTAGAACTAGGAGGAAAGTTTCAAATCACTCACGAAGAGCCCATCAAAGTTGAGTTGAGTCGTGGTCAGAAGGGAAGCTACGGTTGGACGATTACCGTTCACACGAAGACTGAGTCAGACGCACTTCACCAGCTCGAAAACCTCGATGCTCAACTCCAGGAACGGTTTAACCACAACGGCGAGTAATCCCAGTCAAGACAGTGAGGACAAGGCGGGGTGAGAGGCCCGCCACTCAAAACAAAGGAGATTGATTGAAATGGCAAACGGAGATAGTCCTAAAACCCGATACCACGCCGAAGTCAAGGTAACGATTGACGGCCACGAGGCCCGTATCAACTGCTTTCGAGACGTGCTCGATGAGGTGTTCCTGGATATTGCCACCATCATCGACCAGTTCCCAGGTAATTGGAAAAGCCCAGCCAAGAGGGAGCTTGCCAACGCTCAGCTTAAGGCCGACCAGCTAAGGAAAGAAGGCCACGTTAAGCCTGATACGCTTGAGGGAGTCCTGGTAGGCGATGGAGAAATTCCAGTCTGTGACGAGTGTGGCACGGATGAGTATATGGAGCTCATTCAGTTCACCGATAAGAAGACGGGAGCACCCAGGCGGGCTTGGAAATGCCAGCAATGTAAGGAGTGGCATTGGCCCGACAAGAACGGGAAGGGGCGCTGAGCCCCTTCCCCGGGAGAAAGGAGAGCGAAAGATGACCCGCGAGCAAAGACAGGGAATATTTAAGACAGCCAGGGATTTACGACTGCCCAAAGACGAGTGTTATCGTTTAGCACAGTCCGACAACTTCGATGAGTCATTCGAGTATCTCTGGCAATTACTCCGAAAGCGAGAGCGAGAGGGGAAGTTACTCTAGCCACACGGGGCGGAGTCCGAAAGGACTTCGCCCCTTTTTTTTGCTGGCGAGTCGGCGGAGAAATCCAGCGTCGGAGGTTTTGAGCTCATAAAAGGGTCCCTGAGCTCACCCTGGTTGGAGGTTTGCACAACGTCAGCCCGCCCACCCAGGACAGAAAAATATCGCGCTAAGCGAAGCGAAGCATAGGAAGCGAAGAACTCTCAATGTCCTCTCCAGTCATCAAGGTGACTGTGCTTCCAGGCATAGGCCGCCACAGCGATAAGGAGGATTAAGCAAAACAGTATGTCAGGCCTCATAGCGTTGCACAGTTTACCACACCATACCCCTTGACAACCACAATCCCCATCCTTTATAATTCCCCCAATGATTCCGTCAGGGCAGAGCTCAAACGCCAAAACAGATACCCGAACATTACACATGGCAATGCTTATAGGTAAACTTAAACGTTTATTCAAAACCGAGAGGAGTACAGAGTGACCCTGGAAATCGAAGCTCAAACGATTGCACAGTTTACCGCCTATCTCGACGAGCTATCACTTCAAGACATAACCCCTGAGCACCGCAAGCAGTCCCGTCAGAGACTAGGAGCCTTCCGCTCATTCCTTGACGGCCAGCCACCATCGGCCTACCTGGCCAAGAAGTTCCTCGCTGAGCTAAGGGAGCGAGGCTACAAGCAAAGAAGCGTAGAAGCCTACTACCACGCCATCAAGCCCTTCCTTGAATTTAACGGCATACCCTTCAAGCTAAAGCTACGCAGGCCACACGACCTACCTCACTATCACTCACCCGACCAGCTAAACTCAATGCTCGACATCATTGCCAACCGCAGTGACAGATGGGCTAAAGTCAAGACCAGAGACACGCTCATAATCCTGATGATTGCTTTAACAGGGTTGAGAAAGTCAGAGCTTCTTGCCCTCCGCCCAATGGACATAAGCGACCACTTCATTTACGTCAGGCAGGGCAAAGGTGGAAAGGACAGAGCCATCCCCCCATCACACCAGCTTATCAAGCCCCTCAAGGACTACATCGCCCAGGAGAACATTTCCCCTACAGACAGACTCATCTCTATAAAGTCCAAGGAGCTTTACAATATCGTTGTCAAGTACGCCAGGGCAGCCGGCATCGATGACCTATCCCCGCACGGCCTACGCCACTTCTTCGCCACCAGCCTGGTTGAGCGGGGCGCCCATCTCACGGCCGTACAGCAATTACTAGGACACACAAACATTCAAACCACATCCATCTACATCGACGTTATCCCGCAACACCTCGCGGACTCAATCGCCTTGCTGGACCAGACCCCGTTACAAAGAGAAAGTAGCAAAGAGAAACAGCAAAGCAGAAGCATAAGTAAAAGCAAAAGTAAAAGTGTAAGTAAAAGCTTAAGCTTAAGCTTAAGCAGTAAAACCACAAAATGTAGCGAGAGAGAGAGGAAAAACACATTATGTGGCTCAAGCTCAAAGAAGGTGAGACCGTATCTGCCATTATCGACTTCAGTTCCATTGAAAGCGTTGCGAAACATTGGACAGGGAAGCGAAGTGAGTTATGCCTGGGGCAGGGATGCCCCCATTGCCTCGAGGGCGTCCCCCGAAGATGGAGATACCAGGCCAGGCTCATTGTTGACGGCGAGACCCGAAGCTGGGAGTTTGGAGAGGAGGTAATGAAAGACTTGAGCACAATATCGCACCCGACGAATTGGGGGCGCATCGGTATCACCAGGATCGGTGAGGGCAGGCATACCCGCTACGAGATTTCAGCCGGTGAAATGCAGCAAGAACAGGAGCAGGCAACTTTGCCTATCGTGAATAAATTTACCAGGGGGAAATATGGCCACTGCGTCAGGTACTAAAAAAGAGAAGGGTTACCACATCAAGGACTTCGACCCGAAGGCCAGGCGCCTGGCTAAAGCCGGGGCGTCAGTCGCAGGCGTGAAAGTCGGCATCTGGATAGGCCAGGCCGTCAAAGAGAAATTCAACCGAGACATAGCAACGAAAAAAGGGGAGGAATAGAGCCATGAAGACGCTCCACGTCGCACTCGAACGGCAGGACTACACCCTGGCAGCTCATATCCTTGTCTACGGCCTTATAAAAACGAAATGCCAAGATGCTGAGAGGAAGAATGGTGAAAAAGAAAGGCGGCCAGCCCGCCAACCAAAACGCTAGGAAACACGGCTTTTACAGCCGAGCCCTGGATGAAGCGGAAAGCCTCGAGCTAGAGGAAGCCGGCTACATCGAGGGGATTGACCAGGAGATTGCCTTGCTTCGGATTAAGCTCAGGGAGCTCGTTGAGGACTGCCCCGACAGGTTCGATTTGCAGCTTGAGGCAGCCAATACCATCGCCCGCCTGGTAAGAACCAGGTACCAGATCTCCAGGGAGCAGAAGAAGTCCCTCAAGGAGGCTATCACCAAGGTGTTGACTGAGGTGGCAGCCCCGCTGGGAGTCGGTATAGGCATAGGCGTCGGAACGAAACTGAAATGAAGTTAAGACCGTATCAAAACGAAGTAGCTAAGGCTGTCATGGATAGCATCCAGAAGGGCAGAGGCTTGACGTTCTCAGTGGAGATAGCCCGCCAGGGAGGGAAGAACGAGCTATCGGCACACCTGGAAGTCCTTTTATTGACCCTCTACATGGCCAGCGGTGGCAGCCTGGTAAAGTGCTCCCCGACTTTCAAGCCGCAGACCATCATATCAATGCAGAGGCTGAGAGACAGGCTGGACGAGTTCGGCTACGACGACATCTATCATACCGTTATGGGCTATATCATCACCCTGGGAGCAGCCAGGACAGTGTTCCTGTCAGCAGAGGAGTCGTCTTCGGTTGTAGGACACACAGCCGATATATTGCTGGAGATTGACGAGTCCCAGGACGTGAGCAAGGAGAAATACACCAAGGAGTTCAGACCGATGGGATCATCAACGAACGTTACCACGGTTCACTACGGTACGACCTGGGATGATAGCACCTTGCTAGAGGAGATAAAGCAGACCAACCTCGAACTAGAAAAGAAGGGTGGCATCAAACGCCATTTTAGATACGACTGGCGGGAGGTGGGGAAGGCGAACTCAGAATATCTTAAATTCGTCAAGGCAGAGAGAGACAGGCTGGGAGAGAGCCACCCGCTCTTTCGGACACAGTATGCCTTGCTCCCTATCAGTGGAGGTGGAGGCTTTCTATCACGGCAGCAAATCGTGTTGATGATGGGGCGAGAACCCAGGCTGAGAGAGCCAGAGCCAGGCGTAACCTACATTGCAGGCATTGACCTGGCGGGAGAGCGGGAGCAGGACAGGCAAACGATGATGACTGCCGCCAGGCCCAGGAGAGACTCGACGGTGATCACGATTGCCGAGGTGGACACCGCCCAGCGTTCGCAGGCTGAGCTGGTAGAGCCCAAGCTCAACGTAGTCGAGCACTACCAGTGGACAGGCACGCCGCACAGCCAGCTCTACCCTCAAATAGTGGATGTATTGCGGAAGTGGAGCTGTCAGAAAATAGTGGTGGACGCCACCGGCATCGGGCAGCCCGTCGCCAGCTTTTTGAGAGCACAGCTCGGACCCCGGGTTAAGCCTTTTACTTTCACACAAAAGAGTAAATCAGATATGGGCTTTGAAGTACTGTCCTTTGTCAACAGCTCCAGGCTAAAGCTCTATAAAGGCGATGGCTCGAAGGAATACCAGGAGATGGTGTTTGAGCTAGAGAAGGCCAAGTCCCAGTACCGACCCAATCAGACGATGAACTTTTACGTTGACCCACAGGAAGGGCACGACGACTTTCTAATGAGCCTGGCTCTGGCAGTAGAGGGAGCCAAGGATTTCAGTCCCAGGACCGCTAAAGGAGGCTTGAGAGATGAATGACTTCAACCCAGGGCAGCTAACCAGGATGGACAGTACCAGGCTAAACGCCTACCGCACTAACCTTAATTTCTACCAGGGCAGCCAGTGGACGACCTCATCACGCAACCGCCAGCTAGTGTTTAACTACGCCAAGACGTCTATCGACAAAATCACCAGCTTCCTCATGCAGGGGCTTAACGCCGCTTGCTACCCCAGGGAGGAAGCCGAGGAGCTCAAGCCCAGGGTGAGGAGAGCCGAGCAGACCCTACGCCAGGTTTATGAGCAGAACAATCTCCAGCAGCTAGATTGGGAGACAGAGATAGACGCTGCCGTGCTGGGTGACGGCTGCTACAAGGTATTCTGGGACGCCGACACGAAGCGCATCAGGATCACCGCACCCGATGTATCAGGCATATTCGCATGGTGGCTGGGAGACGATTTGTCAAAGCTGTGGCGAGTGGCCAGCCGGTACGAGCTCAGCCAGGACGAAGTAAACATCCTCTATGACAGGGCCATCACCAAGAAGAAGGCCACCCTCACCGAGCTATGGACGGCCAGAGACCTTGTCCTTTACCTGGATAACGACATCATGGAGACCAAGCCCAACCCCTACGGCTTTATCCCCTTTGTCATATTCCCCAACCTCCGTGAGCCCAAGAAGTTCTGGGGCACGTCGGATATACCGGGGCTAATCCAGCCCCAGAGGGAGCTAAACAGGGCGTTATCGCAGCTATCCCGCATCCTGGAGCTATCGGGTAATCCCATCGCTGTGCTGGAAAACGTGGGCTCATCAGAGGATATCAAGGTGCAGCCAGGGGCGGTATGGACACTGCCAGAAGACGCCAAAGCCTACTTGCTCGACTTACTCCAGGGAGGGGGCATCAGGCTTCACATAGACTACATTGACTTGATTTACCGAGCCATGCACGACCTGTCCGAGGCACCCAGGGCAGCATGGGGAGGCATCGAGAAGGAGTTGTCAGGCGCAGCCCTCCAAATCGAGTTGGGCAGCCTGATTCAGAAGGTGACCAGGAAACGCACCATCAGGACAAACGCCTATCACCAGAGGAACGACATGATATTAACGCTTGCCCAGAAGTACCTGGGCGAGAATTTCGAGGGCATAAGCCACAGGGTAGTATGGGGAGCGATATTGCCCACCGATACCCAGAGGCAGGCTCAGAATGAGCAGCTTTTAGTTCAAGCAGGAGTTCACAGCCGCAGGACGGCTATGGATGAGCTTGGTATTCAGGACCCCGACGAGGAATTTAACAGGTGGCTTGAGGAGAGGGATAGGATCCTGGAAATGAACCAGGCATACAGGGCACAGTCAACACGTGGCGGAGCGAGAGAGAGAGCGGTTGCCGCTGAGATAGAAGTGCCTGAGTAAAACAAAAGTAGTTGCCTGATTTATCAGGCCTAAAGGAGAGGAAGTCTATGGAAAACGGAAACGAGCAGGACCAGGTGGTAACCGAGACCACCGAGAACAACGTGACTACCAGCGAGGATTTAGAGGCAGTCAAGGCACAGCTCGACGAGGAGAAGACCGCCACGGCGGACGCCCTCCAGGCTGTCGCTGAGAAGACGGCCCGCATTGAGGAGCTCGAGACAGCGCTAAGCGAAGCGAAGCTCGAAAACGACGCCAAAGGCCTCGATATGGCCACCATCAAGCAGGCCAGGGATAACGCCCTGGCTAAATACCTTGAGACAGTCAAGGCTTTGAACCCTACCATACCCGACGGCGTCATTGCCGGGGAGACTATCATTGACATAGACGCCTCCCTGGAGAAGGGCAAGGCCATCGTGGAGGCAGTCAAAACAGCCATGGCGGCCGAGGCTGCCGCAGGTAAAGTCCCCGCAGGGGCACCAACCAGGGAGGCAATATCAACCGAGGGATTATCCCCCAGGGAGAAGATTGCCGCAGGAATTCAGCCGAAATAAACGTAGTTGCCTGATTTATCAGGCCGAAGGAGATTAAATTATGGCTTTAACATTAGCCGAATCAGAAAAACTCTCGAATGACGTCCTGTTGCAGGGAGTCATCGAGACCATTATCAAGGATAGCCCTGTTTTGCAGGAGCTACCCTTCATTCAAATTGTGGGCAACGGCCTGTCCTATACCCAGGAGAAGGCCCTGCCTACCGTGGACTTCTACGACGTAGGAGATACCTGGGTGGAGTCCACCCCCACATTCGAGAAGCCCACCGCTATCCTCAAGATCATGGGCGGTGACGCCGATGTGGACAACTTCTTGAAGTCCACCCGAAGCAACATCCAGGATCTCGAGGCAGCCGTCATTGAGGAGAAGGCCAAGGCCTTGAGGCACGAGTTCGAGAAGGAGTTCCTTTACGGGAACGAGACCACCAGCCCCAAGCAGTTCGATGGCATCATCAAGCTGATCAACACAGGCGTAGCAGGCGACCAGCTCATTGCCATGGCAGCCACGGGAGCCACGCTCACCTTGAGCAAGCTCGATGAGCTCATAGACGCCATCAAGGGAGGCAAGCCCGACTTGCTCCTAATGAGCCGAAGAAGCCGAAGGAAGATACAGGCTCTAGCCAGGGCAGCGGGCAGTAACCTTGAGGTAGGCCAGGGCAAGCTGGGCGATTTCGTCCAGCTCTATAACGGCATCCCCATCGGCATAAACGATTGGGTGCTCGATACCCACACCGTCGCTGGTAGCGTGGAGACGCTCTATACAGGGGAAACCAACTCAACCATCTACGCCCTGAGCTTCGGAGAGGGCGCCCTGTGCGGTATCTCCAGCCCCGAAATGCTCCAGGTTGAGCGTATCGGCTCACTGGAGACCAAGGACGCCTCACGCACCAGGGTTAAGTGGTACGTCGCCCTGTGCCTGTTCTCCAAGGTTAAGGCAGCCGCCTTAATCGGAGTGCAGGACTAAAGGAAAGGAGAGTTGAATTATGGCTTTTGTAGACGCAGGAACAAGCAGAAAGATACTTGAGGGCATGTGCCCCATCAAGATCACGCTTGCCGGTGCTGTGGTTGCTGGCGACCCCATCATGTATTCCACGGGCTGGAAGAAGGCCGCCAACACCTCAGGGGCACCCGCAGTCCTGATTGCAGGCGAGGACGGAGCAGTAGGCGACGTCATCACTGCCTACGGTATGGCTATCGTGGAGTGCGCTCATACGTTGGCCAACGTGCCCACCATGGGAGAGCAGATTGCCGTTGCCGATACCGGCATCTACGCTCCCGACGGCGCAGGACTTCAGGACATAGGCTATGTCGTTGGCATCGATGCCGACTCATTGCATAGCCAGATCCTTGTCTGTGGCATGATTGTAGAGCTTGACTTAGCGGGCACGTAGTAATTGCTTACCAGGGAGGCTGGTAAGATCATTCACACCTCCTTCTTTATATTGCGGAGGGAGGGGGAACAGGACTTCGTTACCCAACAGAGCCACCCCCTCCCGCCAACCAAGAGGGAGAGAAAATAGAAAGGAGAGATAGCAAGTAGCATAAGGGAGGGATATAACATGAAAGGCAAGTTATTTGATGATTACGGCAGACCCATCAGAATAGACAGGTCTTCCTGGGCGTTTACCCACCGCCTTGTCGGCGGAGACCTCACATCGGACGGTATCCAGTGGAGTCCTGCAGTTCCAACTGTTGATGCCGACACCGATTACCCCGTTCTTGAGCTCACCCTCGACACCGACCAGGTAGGAGACATCTCCAACCTCATCCTCACCCTCACCCTGGCTATCAAGGCTGGTAATGCCACCGCCGATGTCAAGTTCAAATGGCAGGCAAGGAACAAAGGTGGCACCTGGGTGGACTTGCACGACTACGTTACCATCGCCAACGTCAATACAACATACGTGGAGCACACTATGAGCGGCTATCTTCTTGACGGCGTAACCAACCTGGACAAATACCCTATTGACATCAGGCTGGTAATCCAGTCCAACGAGACCACGCCAGGCGTAGCTACTGCCAAGGTGAAAAGCTCCAGCTACGTGGGGGTGAACCTAAAATGAGAGTATTAGAAAAATATCGTGCCGAAGCGAAGCTGGATAAACTCGCTCTGAGCCCATATTGCCAATTCTACTTACCTCTCTTTAGAGTTGATGGTAGCTCTTTTATGGAGGGGTCGGCTTATGGGCATTTGATGACCGAAGTCGGGGCTTACTGGAGAGCTGGTGAATATGGATATGGCCATTACTTTGATGGCTCAGATGATTACATAAAGGATGAACTTGATAGGGAGATAATCAGAAAAGGCACACTAGGTGATTGGAGGGCAGTAATAATCGGGGAGGAGACAAGGATATTCGGCGATGGAACATGGTTCTACTTTAACGATGGAGATGTTTTACCCCCGAAACTGACGGGAAAGCTAGCTCAGGATTTCGCAGAGCATTGTACCAACCTGGCTTACCTTCATTGCGGCAACAACTCCTTCAGCGGGGTATTGCCATCGTTCGCAGCCTGCACTGGTTTGACCACCTTTTATTGCTACAACAATTCCTTCAGTGGGGTATTGCCATCGTTCGCAACGTGCACCAGCCTGGCCTACTTTCATTGCGCCAACAATTCCTTCAGTGGGGTATTGCCATCGTTCGCAACGTGCACCAGCCTGGCTAACCTTCATTGCTACAACAACTCCTTCAGCGGGACATTGCCTTCTTTTGCAGCTTGTACCAACCTGGCTAACCTTCATTGCTACAACAACTCCTTCAGCGGGACATTGCCTTCTTTTGCAGCTTGTACCAACCTGGCTAACCTTCATTGCGGCAACAACTCCTTCAGCGGGACATTGCCTTCTTTTGCAGCCTGCACTGGTTTGACCACCTTTTATTGCTACACCAATTCCTTCAGTGGGTATGAATCTGGTGGATTTGCCACGCAGAAAGACCTTAGCATATTAGACATAAACAGTAATGCTATCGCTGCTGCAGCCGATATTAACCAAATTCTCGCCGACTTACGGACATCATACGACTTACCTGGTAGAGTAGCTTGTGCTGTTAGGCTAGAAGGTGGCACTAATGCTGCTCCTACAGGGCAAGGCATAACCGATAAAAATTTTCTGAACGCTAACGGCTGGACAGTTATTACAAATTAGGACATAAGGAGCTATTCGGATGAACAACGGAGGAAAATAAATTGAGCTATTGAGAGAGTATCAGAGGAGGGTGAAAAACCCTCAAAGGAGGAAAACATGACACTAACAGAAATGAGAGCCAGAGTCAGGGAGGACCTCCAGGACGAGGACGCCGCTAACTACCGGTGGACGGATGATCAAGTGGACGGCGCCATCCAGAGAGTTGTCGCGGAGTTCTCCCAGGCTTGCCCTATCGAAATACTAACCGAGATCACCTCCACGGCAGACAGCAAGGAGATAGACATCTCAACGCTTGCAGACTTGCTAAAGGTTTGCTCCGTGGAGTATCCCAAGGACCTGGAGCCCCGTTACCTTCAGCGCTTTGAGACGTGGGAAGGCAAGCTCTATATGACCGATAAGGGAGACGGAGTGAAGAAAGCCCGAATACGGTGGCTTGAGTGGCACACCCTCACCGCCGTTGGCTCAACCATACCGGAGCAGCACGAGGAGATTATCGTTTTAGGAGCTACGGGTTACCTGGCCACATCGGCATCAGTCTATACAGTAGACAGAGCCAGCATCGCAGGCAAGTGGGCCACCATCAACTTCTTGAAGTGGGGGCAGATGAGGCTCGACCGCTACGAGAAGAAGCTTAAGCAGCTCACCAGCCGAGTCACAGTAAAGGAGCTCTACAGTGATTGAAGTCGGAGTCCTCAAGACCTGGGACAGCGTCAACTACAAGGCAGGCGTGCAGCTCGCAGACTCAATGACGACCTACTTCGACGACATCAACGTCGCCAGGAACATTGCCGATGCCGACATGGTTATCGGCAGGAGCGTTATCCTGGCCATTCCTGGGCTCAATCCCAGGGACGCTTGCGTTATCGCAGTATTCACAGTTTAACAGTTAAAAGTTGACAGTTGACAGTTAACTGAGAGGAGGAAACCATGGCAAAGAGTAAAGTACAGCAAGCCAAGGAAAAGGAGCTCACCAAAGAGGGGCTACCCAAAGAGGCCTTCGCTATCGTAGGAGACAGCAATGATCCTTCCACCTGGAAATTGCCCCATCACACCAAAGCCATCTTCCGTGCCATCCAGGGCAGGCTCGACATCGAGAAGACGGTGGACTGGGACCGCATGCCCGCAGCCGTGGCAGCCCTGAGCCCTGGCGGTTACCGGGGGGAGAGAGTCAAGGCGTCAGAGGGCGAAATCATCAGCGCAGCCCGTCACCTGGCAGGACATTACCGAAAAGCGGGCAAATCAGTGCCAGACACGCTGGCAGTGTTGATATAAACGGAGCAATGAGTGTAAATCACTAAGGCTCGCAATTTCAGGGGCTCTGAGCAGCCTCTCAGTGCGTGGTTATAGCTAATATAAGATGAAGAATATCGTTGATACGTTCAGAGCAGCCACCAGGCCGGTTGTCACGGTCATCTTTGCCGCCACCATCGCCCAGGTCGTCGTCCAGGGGATCAACGCCCCGGAGTGGTTTCTCATCATGGCCAACATCGTCATCATTGAGTGGTGGGGAGAGAGAGCCGTCAAGCATATCAAGGACAAGAAGGATGTTTAGACTGTTTGAGAAAGGCTACACCTGGCTATGGCAGCATACTACAGGTAGACCATACACCTGGATAATCAGGGAGAGCTACCACCGCTACCCCCTGGGCTGGATATTCTTAGTCCTTGGCCTGGGAACGTTCTTGGGACATCTATTTTGGTGAAAGGAGAATAATGGCAGACGGAACATCATGTAAGCTACTAAAGGGCAAGAGCCCAGAGGAGCAAATCCAAATCTGTCTCAACTGCCCCTACGACCGCTGTGTGTTCGATATCCCCAACACTCATCCCAACATAGAGGCCCGCAATAGGCAAATCAGGGAGGTGGCACGCCAGGGAATACCCAGAGAGGAACTAATGTCAACGTTTAACCTTAGCAACAGAACGCTCGTGAGAATTTTATATGAGAACCCTTAGCGCAACACTCGAAGCAGCACAGAAGAAGCCCGACAGGCTGCCCTACGTCGAGGCTAAGGTTTATGACTTCGAGCAGGGCATCACGAGGCTCACCTGGGAACGTGTTTACGAGTCGGGTCCCGAGGCCGACGACCACCACGGCATCGCCTTCGACGGCCACGGCGACATGCACCGCATCAGGGCGGATGCCGGCAGCAAGCTTTACTACCAGAAGGTGAGCTCGCCTGGTTCAGGGAGCGACTATTCCACTTGGACTCTAATAGCCACCGATTGCTATGGTCCCTGTGCCATTGCAGCTTATGGTGCTAAGGTCTATATCTTTTACCGCACCACGGGAAACGTCCTGTGGAAGTATTAT